AAGCAGTTGGTGGAAGCACGCAAGTATTGTGTGCCATGCCCAATCAAATCCGAATGTTTGGAGTATGCGTGTCGCACCGATTCCGTTGGAATCTGGGGTGGTGTCGTGTTGTCCATTCACCTATCTAGGAAGTTGAGGAAAGCAAATGGCTGGGAATTACAGCGTGAAGTTATCTCTGTCACTTGATGAAATACGGACAATCGTAAAGTCGTTGAGCATTGGCGCAGACCAAGTAGGCAAAAAATTGGACAGGGTTCGTGGCACTTATCGTGCTGCTGATGTGTTGAGTGAGTACCAGATTTTGACTCACACCAAACTACATTTCGAGCGAATCTTGACCGAGATTGTAGACAAGGAGGTGGCTGATGCCGAAGCGCACGACTTACATTCGTAGGCGTGTGATGGTGCTGTTAGCCCTTTCTGGGTTCGTATGGGTCGGGGCGTCAATCGCCCCGGCTCTTGCGCCACCACCACGTCTAGTTGCCCCACCTGTTTACGCAAGTTGGTATGAACCAACTTTTTCAACCGTAGCCCCACCAACAACCGACAATGTGTTAGCACTTTTGCTAACACGTTTTGTGTGCCCTGACGCTGTGGCGTTGGGGTATTCGTTGGGTTGGGCTGTGGAAGATTTAGATGAGTTGGATTATGTCATCTGGCGTGAGTCCAGATGTTTGCCCGATGTTCACTACACCAAAGACCCCCACGGGGGGTCGCATGGGCTTACACAAATCAACGGTTTCTGGTGTAAACCATCCCGTTATTATCCACTTGGATACCTACAAGCACAACAGGTTGTGTCATCTTGCGATGACTTGTACAACCCGTTGATGAATCTGTTGTCGGCGCTTGAAATCTTCAACTACTCTGTCGTACACAACGATGGCAATGGTTGGAAGCCTTGGGCGATGCCAAAAGATTTCTGTGATTCAGTACACAAGTGGTGTGACCCACCTGCTATCGTGGGGGGGTAAGGGGGGGTAGAGCCAGTGAAAAAGCCTAAACAGTACGCACCACAACCTGTAAGGTTGGTGGTGCTTCAAGCACAAGGGAGAAACAAATGAGAATAGATGAAGAAACCAAACGCATCTTCATACGCCAGTCATGGCTGGGTGATGCGATGCTGTGTACGGAAAGGGGACGTCGCATGATGGTGTCGCCCGAGTTTCGCACAACCAACGACTCAGCAGTAATGGGTACGGCTGTGCACGCAGGTATTGAAGCCATCATGAAGGGAACGATTGACGCGAAAGACGGACATTATGTGTCCGTCGCAAGGTTGAAGTACATTCAGGAGAACGAGAATGTGAAAGTGACCAACACCGACCCTTCCACTTGGGAAGATTTGGTTAGGTCAATGACTAACTCGTTCGTGTCAGGGGTGCTTCCCGAAGTTCCTTTGGGTGGCAAAACCGAACACAAGTTTGAGTACTTCTCAAATGCGATGGTAGACGATTACGCAATCTGGTTTGAGGGCACGATGGATTACATTCATCCGTCAGGCGTATGGGATTGGAAAACGGCAGCCCGTAAATATTCGCTGTTGGAAAAACAAACCCAATCAATTCAGGCAAGCATTTACTCTGGCTACGCTTTACAGTCAGGCGAATCAGAAATTGATGTGGATGGAAGCATCCCCTTCAACTTCGGTGTCATGATTCGCAACATGAAAGGCGACAGCCAAATACTTCGCATCAAGCGCAACAGCGCCCACACAATGTGGGTGACAGAACAGGCAACAACCTTGGTCAGGTTGGCGCTCGCAATGCGAGAAACCAATGGCGAGTGGAATCGCCCTTGGTTGAAAAATGACCAACACTTCCTGTGTTCCGAACGCTGGTGTCCTTGGTGGTCGGTATGCAAAGGTGTTCACATCCAAAGCAAAGACAACATGTCGGGAGACGAATAATGGATAACAAGGAAATTCAAATCATCAGCCAAGTCTGCGCAAAAATTGCTGCCGACCTAACCACGAAAGACGAAGACACGCAGGTAACAGCAGACCGTTTCGGTGTGTTGTTGTCTCTTGTTCAAGAGATGGTGTTTGACTCCATTGATGCACGACTGTCCACGAAAATGGAAAGCGCCGATGTCATCAAGATGGTCAAGCAAACATTTCCGAAAGCCACAGAAACATCTGGCGATTCGCAGGGCTTCACCGTAAACGTTCAAGGTGAACAGCACGGCGAACTTCCAGCATGGCTTCTGTCAGCCTGTAAGCGTGACGGTGTAAGCAAAGTGTTTGACAACCGTAACCAGTTGTCAGAAAACCCGAAGCGCCCTTGGTTCAAAGCAGTTGGTGCCGACAAGGCTTACTGGGAACCAAAAGGTAAGGCACGTTCGTGAGAGTTAGTGCCGCAGAATTAGCGGCACGTTGGGACATCGCCACACAGGAGACACCCCCGTCTCCTGCTGTGGTGGTGGAACAGCCAACCGCTTACAGAATGTATGAACCTCTTGCCGATGCGACAGACTCGTTTGTTCGTTGGGCGCAAGCAACACATGAACGGGTACACCTTGGTGTGCCCCTCATTGATGAAGAGATGCGTGGCATAGCACCCGGGGAATTGGCGATGATGATTGGTTTCGCTCACGGTGGTAAGACCCTTGCGTTGCTTCACATGTTGCGACACAACCACGACAAGCATGTCGCCTTGTTTATTCCTGATGAGCCACGACAGTTGGTTCTCACCAAATTGACTTGCATCCATTACGGGATACCTGCCCGTGAGTTGGAAGCACGCATCGCAGCAGATGACAAAGATGCCATCAACTTGATGCGTTCAACAGCAGAAGAACATTTCCCCAACCTCGCTGTGTTTGACCAACCTTTGTCGGCTTCCGACATGGAACGGGCATACCACGAACTGTGCGATGTTTGGGGTCAGTCACCTGAACTGGTAGTTGTTGACTATCTCGACCTTGTGAACGCAGGAGAAACTGTTCCCGATAAGGCAACGTTCCTCAAATCGTTTGGTCGTAGGCATGATGTGCCGTTGCTTGTGTTGCATCAAACGTCACGCACCGCAGGTGCGGACGGTGCGAAACTTACGATGTCGTCAGGTTCGTACGGTGGTGAACAACAGGCAACATCCATCATTGGTGTGCGACGCAAAAAGTTTCAACTCATGTCAGAAATAAATGAGACGATAGAGAAACTTGACCGTTCACATTCCGAACGTGCACAAGAACGTTTAGAGGAGTTGCGTTACTTGATGACCATCCACGAGTTCACCGTCACTCTTTCAATGTTGAAAAACAAACGGCCGGGTGGCCAGTTGGTAGACGATGTGGATTACGAGATTGAACGGCACACTGGTCGGTTGCGTGAACTGCGCAACGCCGAACTGCCCGCACAGCATTTGGAGCGTATCCAACATGGCGCTTTCTAAATTCATTGACCTCTTTTCGGGAAGAACAGACGCACACGGCTCTTGGGAAGGTGGGTGCATCAAACGCCCAGTAACCCAAGACCTGTTCATGGCACACCTGCTTGGTGATGTCGGTTTCGGTGTTTACCCTGTGAACGAAAACAACATGACCCGTTGGGGTTGTTCGGACATTGATGTACCAGATTTGGATTCGGTACGCAACCTGCAAACAGCGTTGACTGTCATGAGTGTTCACACATGGGTTGAACGCACAAGACGTGGATACCATCTGTGGCTGTTCGCAACTGAACCTGTGCCTGCTGCGATGATGCGTCGCTGTCTGCTCGCTGCACACCAAGTGTGCGAGTATCCTGCAAAAGAAGTGAACCCGAAACAGGACACCGTAACTTCTGGTTACGGCAACTATGTTCGTTTGCCTTACTTCGGTGGATGGGAAAATGTTCCCACCGAACGAGTCGTGCTAGATGATGACGAGACACCACTCACCTTGCAAAATTTTGTTGACGAAGCACACGCCTTGCGTGTATCCCCCAGTTTGATTGAAGATGTAGCAAAACGGTGGACTCCACCAACCCCCCCAAAACCCATTTTGCGTTCAGGTAAACCGATGTCATTGGGCGAACTTCGCTACATGATTAGCCCATACTCATACAAGATTATGGCTGACGGCCCGTTAGAAGGTTCAGACCGTTCATCAACCCTTGTCCGTCTCGCACACCGTCTGCGTACAGACGGTTTGCTACCAGCAGAGAACCTGATGATGTTGATAGAAGCAGACAAGAAGTGGGGCAAGTTTCATGACCGTGAAGATGGTGTCATGCACCTTGAATCAATCGTGATGAAGGTGTACCAACCATGATTGTCAAGATTGAGAAATGGGAATATGAGCGTGCTTTTGCCGTAGGGATTGCTCGATGTACCGCACGTTGGGGCTCCAAGGATGCCCCACACTACGCAGATAAGTCTCGCCAAGAAGATAACCGTACGGCAGAGGTTGCTTCTGCATTGTGTGAACTGGCCGTTGCCAAACTTATCAACCAATACTGGCATGGTCACGTCTGGCATCACACCGAGCATCATCTGTATCGGGACCTACCGGATGTAGGCACAAATGTAGAAGTGCGTCGGCTAAGAACTCGGAAGGAAGTTGCCGTGAGGAAGAGGCAGAATTCCCAAGAAGGGCTTGTCATATTTGCGGCACGAGTTGTAGGCGCCGAAATGCGAGAGGTGGAAGTTCTTGGTTATGTCACCCAGAAAGAAGGATGGGATACTGGAACACCATCTGATTACGACCCAGATGCTACTCGGGTAGTACACACCTCAAAATTGTATCAGCCGTGAAGAAACATAAACAGTTCATCGCTGTCCGACCCCTTGCCAAAGAACGCCCACGAGCAACACGCACTGGTCACGTTTATACACCGAAACGCACATCCGATTACGAAAAGAAAGTCGCAGCCGAATACACGGGTCCGCTCATTGACGCATCGCACACCGTGAAAGTGGAATTAAAGTTTGATATCAAAGGCACACACATCACTGTGTCCGCCACCAAAAACCCTGATTGGAAATCGTCGCTCAAAGGCGACGTAGATAATTATGTGAAGTCCGTTCTGGATGCGTTGAATGGTGTAGCGTGGGAAGATGATAAGCAAATCATTTCGTTAACGGTGGAAAAGTCATGAAAGTTAAATGCAACAAGTGCACCACAATAGTGGTGCACGATAAACGCAATGTCGCAGGATGCAACTGTGACCCTGACGCCCCAACATGGGTGTACATACAACCAGATGGTAAACCGCGAGGCTTCTCGCAATCTGATTGGACAGTCATAGATGAAGAACAGTAAATGGGATATTGAAAAGAACACATTTAACTTTTCTAAAGATTTAAAGTACGGGCAACTTGGTGAGAAACGGATACGAGAACTCATGGAGAGTCTCGTGGAAGGCTCATTTGAAGTTAAGTCAGACCGATACCGCAACGGCAACATGGCAGTAGAGATGCGTCAGAACCCACGCCGAGAAGGACGTTGGATACCATCAGGCTTGCAGGTAACGAAAGCGAAATGGTGGGTGTACATCCTGTCAATGGATGG